GGGTAGGAACGAGATTAAGTCACAACTAACTGGAATGAGTACGCGCACAAAAAAAATGACTATCGGTCAGTTTTGTCAGGGACATTTGCAAAATGACCAACAGTCAGTTTTCACCCGCCGTCCGCGTCGCTCTGCTCCGCTCCGCGGACGGAACACGGCGTATCACGTAACCCCGCCGGAACACGCTATCACACACCGCAGGCGCATAAACTGACCAACCGTCATTTTCCTATCACACACTAAAGCGATAAACACCCCCAAAAATATTTTCAAAAAACTTTGAAAAAACCTATTGACATTTCGCTCAACATGTGTTAAGATATATACGTAATCAAGAAGAACACAAGTTGCAACGAAGTTTCAGACGATTACAAAAGAATATTTAAGAAAGGCAAAAACTCCTTTCTGCGTAATTTCATTGTCAGTTTCCATACTCTCCATATTCTCTATTATAACAAAATACAACTTGAAAGGACAAACAAAACTATGCTTACTAACACTATCATCAAATCTACAGACCTCAGCAAAATGGACAAGTATAACGTAATGAACTACAGCAACGGTGAGAACCTTGAAAAGGCTATCGAAGAATTCGGTAAACTCGTCCTCTCCTACCCGGACGCATGGGCAATGGTTCACACTGTGAATGACAACCCGAAACCCGGGCAGGACAAGGAATACGACAAGCTTGTCATTATTGCAGACGGCGTTCTGTATCACACAGGCTCCCAGTCGTTCACTCAGTCTTTCCTCGACATTGTGGGCACGTTCGACGCAAGCGACGGTATGGAAATCGAATGCTTTGCGAAGCCGTCCCAGAACTATAAAGGTCGTAACTTCCTCGGTTGCCGCCCTGTAGCAAAGGCAGGTGAATGATAATGAAGTATATTCGTAGAACTGTTCAGACCACGACATACACTTACACGGTTAACGAAAACGGTGTTGATTATCACTTCACCGACGTGTGCGAAGGCGCTCCCACTCTTTACGCGCTGACTAAAAAGTTGCACCGCGACCACGACAACAAAGAAACGGGACGCATTGTAACTCTCGTTAACATTGAGTCTATCGAAGAAAACCGCTACGAAATGTCCGTCAAGGACTTTATCGAGAATGCGGAACTCGTAGACCATATCAAATAAACAATAAGATTTCTCCTTTCCTTAACTGCCGCTGACATGGCGGTAAACCTCCCGATTGAACCGATGACGAAAAAAAAAATTCGTCATCGGTTCTTTTTATCTTCACACTTTATTATACCATAACGGTATTATTTTGTCAATAGAAAAGAGGGTAAAAACATGGCTAAAAAATCGTCAAAAAAACTGACACCTAATCAAGCAGAATTTGAGCGTTTACTTACAAACGCAAAGCAACGCTTTAACCGTTATTTAAGAAAAGGTTATAAATCACAGTACAAGTCTAAAGATTTGTTTAGCGCTTTTGAACGCCCCGAAAGAATAACAAAGAAAATGCTTGATAAATTAGAACAAGAACTTAAAGACATTACGGACACGGCGTTATATGCAGAAGCGCAAAACGGTGAAGCTATTTCGTTTACTGACATACCTAAAGCGGCAAGAGCGCAGTTTAACAAGTTAGGCTTTACGCAATTTACGGTTACAAGTTCAACAGGCGTTGAAAGCAATATAGTTCTTTCACTTAACAATGCACCCATAGCGAATATAAATGAAGCCGACCTCGCGTTTGCGTATTTTGTTGAAGCGAACGCACGATGGGTAACAGACAAAAAGAAACACGCAGGTATGGAATATATATTGGATAACCTAAAGGAAGAACGTAACCACCTGCAAAACCGTTACGGCAAAAATGAGGGTGACACCGTATTCGCGTACATGCTGAATGAAATCGGCGTTGCCGCCGGAACATTAACCTCACAGGAAGCGAATGACGTTAACGCGGCGGGACGTTGGTTAGGCAACTTTTACGAACACCGCGAAGCAGGTGTAGAAGAAATGATGAAACTAAATGAAGCGTTTGGAGACGTGCAAGCATGAATTATTATGTATGTGATTTTGAGACAAGCGTATACGACGGGCAAACTGATACGGAAGTCTGGGCGGCGGCATGTGTTAAAATACATACAGAAGATGTACTCGTTGTAAACTCTATAGATAAATACTGGCAATGGGTAGAGCAGTTAAAAGGCAAGAACATCGTGTACTTTCATAATGGCGCTTTTGACTTTTCTTATATTCTTGATTACCTATTGAAGCGCGACGACTACGCACAAGCAACCTACACGCCCGATGGCAAAGTTGAACACACTATGTTTTACGAAACAAACGACATGCAACCTAACACTTTTAAGTACAGCATATCTGATATGGGTCAATGGTACACGATGACCGTTAAAACCCATAGAAGTCTTATAGAGTTCCGCGACAGCTACAAGCTTATTCCCCTCTCCGTTGCAGACATGGGAACAAGCTTTAACACCAAACACCGCAAGAGCACAATTGAATACAAGGGTGAACGTCACGCGGGGTATAACATTACCCCTGATGAAGAACACTATATCAAGAACGACGTGCTTGTCGTTAAGGAAGCTATAGAATTTATGTTTGCAGACGGTCACAAAAAACTGACTATCGGTGCGTGTTGCATGAGTGAGTTTAAGTCCGGCTATAATCGTTTTGTTTATCAAGACATGTTCCCGAACCTTTACGATATTCCGCTTGACCCCGAACGCTACGGCGCTACAAACGCAGACGAATACATACGCAAGGCATACCGTGGCGGGTGGTGTCACGTCGTGCAAGGCAAGCAATGCAAGGTACATAAAAACGGTTTAACACTTGATGTAAACTCTTTGTACCCATCCATGATGCATAGTGATAGTGGCAACTATTACCCTATAGGTAAACCCGAATTTTTTCACGGTGAAGTGGGGCTAAGAGAAGTCGAAGCTGAACGACAAGAAGCGTTAAAGAAACACAACCCCCTTATAGGTATATATTATTTTGTGCGTCTGCGTTGTCGTTTTAGATTAAAGGTTGGGTATCTCCCTTTTATTCAGCTAAAGAAAAACCTGCATTACAGACAAAACGAAAGCTTAACTACGTCTGACGTATGGGACGAAAACCAAAAGCGTTACGTGTCCGAATGGGTAGACCAATGCGGCAAAAAGCATGACACATATGTGACCATGACAATGACCATGACAGATTACGAACTGTTTAAAAAGCATTACATTGTAATTGACCCGGAAATATTGGACGGTTGTTATTTCGAAGCGCAACAAGGCATCTATGACAAATACTTAAACAAATACCGTGAAATGAAAATCAACGCTCCTAATAAAGGAATTAGAACCGTAGCAAAATTATACAGTAACAACCTATATGGAAAACAAGCGGCATCTACTATAAGTTCTTACAAGGTTGCTATGCTCAAGCCTAACGGCGTGGTGGGCTTCTTTACCGTGGCAGAAAACGAAAAGACACCGGGCTATATCGCATGTGGCGCGGCTATTACCAGTTACGCACGAAACTTTACAATTACTGCCGCACAGCAGAATTATTACGGTGTCAATAACCCCGGCTTTATCTACGCAGACACAGACAGCTTGCATCTCGACTTACCGTTAGACAAGATAAAAGGTGTCACGTTACACCCGCGAAATTATTGTTGTTGGAAGAATGAAACAAACTGGGACGTTGGTTTTTTCACGCGACAGAAAACCTACATTGAGCACGTGACACATGAGGACGGCGAACCGATAGAAATCCCGCATTATATAGTGACATGCGCGGGTGCAAACAAAACCGTTAAACAACTGTTTATACATTCAGTCGAACAGGATTACGACACAGAGAAGAACCCAGAAAACTACACGCCCGAAGAACTTGAATTTATCCGTGAACCCCGTAGCATATCCGACTTTGTGCCCGGCATTATGATACCGGGTAAACTTTCTCAAAAGCGCATTAAAGGTGGTGTTATCTTAGCTGACACGACATTTGAAATGCACTGAAAGTAAAATCCCTTAGAGTATGAAACTCTAAGGGATTTTGTTATTCTTAAACGCACGTCTACACAAAGGAATTGACCGTTCATAGCCTTGTCACGGCGGCATCTTTCAGCCGTGTCACCCGTGCAGGTCGATGTGCAGAACGAACGCAGAATACAAATTAGAATGAAAGCGCTTTTAGTATTGCTTCTTTCGCTTGCAGGTCTTTGAACCGCATACAGCCGTGCTCGAAGTAATACCGTAGCTTTTGAATGAGTATAAAGTTACTTGACACCATAACATAGTTTAGCTTATGGTCTGCGGTGTCCACTGTGATTTTGAGTGGGTATTGATAATCAACGCTTTTGTCACAGAACACTATACCTAATTCGGGGTACTCCCGAACGCCATAGTCAATACCCGCATAGCGTATTGTTGCGACATACTTTCCGCGTCCCGTCGGCGTATCGACAAATGAGAGGTCATCTTGTAAATACACACCCTCGGCGCTATATGCGATATAATCGCTCGAGCCAAACGCGCGGTTAAAAGCACTTGACTTTAAAGCTTTAGCCGCCGTTTCGTTATAACCTTGCTCCAGAACGAAACCGTCTCCACGCAAGAAATGCGTGTCCTTTTGAAGTCGTGTTGAAATATCCATTGCAACATAATACGGGTTGAGTATCGTTACAGGGTTGGAAATCATATATACGGGCACGTAGCGGGATTGCTTGCTACGTCCACGCGCAATAGAATTGTGAATAGAGATAAACTTTTCAACCTCTTTGTCGCAGTAGTGGTTCTGCTCAGATTGAAACTCGTCGAATATAATATTGTCAATGTCACTGAACAAATGTGAATTGCGCTTTAATTGGTCGGCTGAATTGATGGAAATTGCGTAGCCGCACGGTTCTTCGTTTAGGTACAACTCTTGGTATATGCCTTTCATCTTCTTTGCGGCGGTCATATCGTATTCGGGGAAGAATAATTCTTTTATATCCTTGAAGAACTTTTCGTCACAGCCGTCTAACTCATAGTTGAAGCGATACAGCAACGCGAACTTTTCTCCACGTTTAATAAACCTGTTTACCACAAGTCTATTAAAATAGGTTGTTTTACCTGCGCTACGGTTAGAGGTACACATGAACACCTCGGGTGTTTTGCCGTTTATATCCTTTAATGACAATAGCTTTGTTCCGTCGTAATAATTCGAATTTGGCACTATATTTCAACTCCGTGTATTATTTTCTAATTAAATTATACCACAAGTATATTGACAAGTCAACCCTTTTGTGCTATACTATAAGTATAAAAGGTGGTAAATACAACAGAAAGGATTGAAACTTTATGGACGTAACCGCTATTGTTCAGGTTGTTTCCTCTCTTGGTTTCCCTATCGTCGTTTGCTTGATTTGCTTTTGGTATATCAATAAGATTGAGGAGACACACCGCAACGAAGTGCAGAAGCTAACCGACGCGCTCAACAATAACACGCTCATCATGCAAAAGCTTTGCGACAAGATGGGCGTACAGAAAGAGGGTGAAGAACTATATGGGTGTTCCGAAAATTGATACGCTTATCAGTGTGCAGGGTGCATACCCGATACGTATCACAGACGCAGGTGTTTTGACATGTGATGACGTTATTAAAGTTCCTTTGGGGTATGTCGCAAAAAGACAAACTGTTATTGACAAAGGTTCATATAACGTTATTCCCGTCGTTGAAATGGTTATACCCATTGGACATCTTGTTTTTGAAATTATCACAAATGAGGGTGCAACAGTAGAACCCTTTTCAACCCTAAAATTGCCTGACGTAGCAATCCCGTATAATGGTGTGCGGTTTTATTTTGTTTTACCCCCCGGAACAACGGGAATTAAAGACGTTATTTTCAAGCCAAAATATCCCGGTATGCGCGCCGCCTTACAGTTCGAAGTATTGCCGCCACCTTACAATTATGATAACGCCTTGTTTGGTGTTATAACGTCGGCTGTGTCGGCGCTTGACGGTAGGGTTGACGCTCTGGAAAGTAAAACGGACAATCTAAAAATTGTAACGCACGCACTCAATGCGAGTTTCCCCTATAAAGAGTTACCAAAAAACTCAGGAAAACAAACTGTAAATGTAGAAAAAGGTATGTTGTATTTTTGGACAAATTTTACATACCTACCCAACCCGCCAACAGTTTATTCGCCCAAAATAACGGTGAGTGACGGCACAATCCCCCATACCTATACGCTATCACTTGATAAAAGTGTAATCGTTACAATTGACTTATTAGCAGCTACAATAACAGCATACGTTAATAGTACGGGTGAAATTGTACAACAGCTAAAAATCTTTAACACTGTAACTGGCTATAAAACTATCGAATTTGAAAATTTTGACGACATTCTTGGCGAAACTTTAACTTTGCTTATAACGGGTAGGGGTGTAGAATGAATAAAATCTTTTCAAAAGGCATTGACCTATCGGAACATCAAGGTTCAGTTGACTTTAACAAGCTGAAAGCATCGGGCATTGGCTTTGTGTTACTCCGCGCCGGTTACGGCAGTGCAAACCGATACCCCGAACAGTACGACACAAGGTTCGAGGAATATTACAAAAAAGCGAAAGCCGCAGGGCTTGGCGTGGGTGCTTATTGGTACAGCTACGCAGAGAACGCCGACATGGCGGCAGACGAAGCCGCAAGCTTTATCAATGCTTTAAAAGGCAAACAGTTTGACTACCCGGTGTATATCGACCTCGAAGAAGATGAAATATCAAAGCGCCTTGGTAAAGCAAAATATAGCAGTATCGCCGCTAAAATCCTTAGTACCGTGGAAAGCAACGGCTACTGGGTTGGTATCTACGCGTCCTTGTACTACCTCTCAAACAGGCTCGATATGTCGAAACTATCCCGGTACGCCGTATGGTGTGCGCAGTGGAACGACGTTTGTCAATACGAAAATGCGGGTATCTGGCAGTACACCAACGAGCACTCCGTAAATGGTGTCTCGGGTAAAGTGGACGCGGACTACGCGTATTATGATTACCCGTCCCAAATTAAAGCGAAGGGCTTAAACGGCTACAAAAAGAAAAGTGACAACAAGGATTTAATCCGAACGAAGCTTGAACAGATTGAAGTCCTTGCAAACGAAATTGAAAGCTTGATTTAACATGGCAACCTATAAGCAATGTATAACAGACCAAAAGACAATCTATGAAAGCGCGGGTTATCCGTACTACGACGGCGGCGGTGAACATGGCGGCATTGATACCGTGCATGACAACTACAAAGCGTATGCACCATTAGCCGGAAAGGTTGTATGGGCGCAGGTGTGGGACGGCAGTACCATAACTGGCAACATGTCATGGGGCAACATGATACTTGTTGAGTTTGAGCCGAACAAGTATTGGCTTGCGGCACACTTTGCGTCACAGATTTGGTCAGAGGGTGACAGCATTGCACAAGGTCAGTTTATCGGGACGCAAGGTCAGACGGGCAACGTCACTGGTACACACACCCACTGGGAATACTGGGACGGCGGACAAACAACCGCTTACAGAAAAGACCCGTCAAGCATCTTGCGTATACCGAACGGTGTAGGCACGTATAACGTTACGTGGGACGCAAGCACACCGCAACCGAAACCACCTTTACCCGACGCGACATGGCATGCAAAAAACTTGTACGGTTACTCCCGTGAGAGTTCAGAAGCGCAAGACAACGCTATCATGATTTACAAGGCTTTGGTGCAATCACTCGGGTGGACATTAAACGCCGTTTCTGCCGTCCTTGGCAACATGGAATGGGAGAGCGGGTACAATCCGTGGCGGTGGGGTTGGGACGAACCCCTCCCGTCAACGGATTATAGAAAGGACGACATTGGTTATGGTTTGGTACAATTTACTCCGCCTCAAAAGTATATTGACGCAGATATTGCAAAGTCGTCCCCCGGGTATGCGCCACACTTTAGTGACGTGATGGGCAGTCCCGATGACGGTACAGCGCAATGTTACTTTTTGAGTAACGCTACAAACCTGTGGTATCCTGTTAGTCCGTATAACATGAGTTACGCGGAATTTAAATCGTCTACGCAGTCTCCCGAATACCTTGCAAGCGTCTTTCTGGACACATACGAACGTCCGGCAGACCCGGAAGCAACACGCGCAGACCGTCAAAAGGCGGCGCGATATTGGTATAACTACCTTGGACAATATGACCCCGATACACCACCAACACCGCCAACACCAACTAAACGAAAATCCATGCCTATATGGATGATGTGCCTTGGCTACAGAAAGAGAATGATTTAAAATGGCAGTAAAGAAACTTGAAGAATTTAAAGAAATTTTCGCGTCGGGTGACTTTACACCTGATAGAATGTTAGAAATTGCCGAAGACGTTGCGGACACGTTTAACGATTTTAGCACCAGACTGACCGCGGCAGAGGAAGCAACAGCAAAAAAGGATAAAGAATGGCGCGAAAAATATACAAGCCGTTTCTTTGAGGGCAAACCAGAGGGCAGTAAACCCGACGAACCCGCAACGCAGTCCCCGTATGGGGTAGATGCAACCGAACGTGCAGAACATATCACGTTAAACGATTTATTCGAATAAGAAAGGATGATTTTCAATGGCAACTAAGCCGAAAGTGAGAACACTTACAAACAGTTCCGCAGACGTGTTGAATGCAATCCGCAATTCTGCGTCTATCAATTACCGTAACTATGTTCCCGTTGTGACCCCGGACGCAGACAGCATCCGTGAAATCGGCGCAATTATCATGGACATGCCCGCGCTCCAGAATGAGTTTCTTTCCGCGCTCGTAAACCGTATCGGCAAAGTCATTATCACGTCTAAGTCCTACTCTAACCCGTGGGCGATGTTCAAGAAAGGTTTCCTTGACTTTGGCGAAACGGTTGAAGAAGTGTTCGTGTCTATGGCGCGTCCGTTCCAGTATGACCCAGAAGTAGCAGAAAAGGAAGTCTTTAAACGTGAAATTCCGGATGTGCAGTCCGCGTTCCACGTCATGAACTATCAGAAGTTTTACAAGGCTACGACCGAAGAACAGGACTTGCGCCTTGCGTTCCTGTCCGAAGACGGTGTATATAATCTTGTTGCGAAGATTACGGAACAGCTTTACACCGCAATGGAAACTGATGAATTTTTGACCATGAAATACATGCTTGCGCGTAACCTCTCCCGCGGTCAGGTTAGCGTCCAGACAATCAATACAAGTAACATTGATGACGCAACCGTTGTAATGCGTAAAGCGTCCAATGACCTGCTGTTTATGTCTGACGAATACAACCTTGCGGGCGTGACCACGCACACCCTGCGTGATGACCAGTATATCATTATCAACACCGCGTTCGATGCAACCCAGAGTGTTAAGAACCTTGCACGTGCGTTCAACATGTCCGAAGCCGAACTTCTCGGTCATATCGTTCTTGTCGATGGTTTCGGCAAACTCAATGTAAAGCGCCTTGGTAAACTCTTTAAGGGCGACCCGAACTACTATGAGTACAGCACGGACGAACTGGAAGCACTCAACGAAATTCCTGCCGTCCTTGTTGACCGTAACTATTTCGTAATTTACGATAAGCTCCAGCAGTTCCGTGACCTCGAGAACGTACAGGGTCTTTACTGGAACCACTATCTTCACGTCTGGAAGCTGTTCAGCGTGTCCCCATTCGCAAACGCTATCGCGTTTATCCCGAACACCCCGACTGTCACAGGCGTTACGGTGTCCCCGGCTACGGCTACGGTGTCCGCAGGTCAGGTGCTTACTTTGACCGCGAAAGTCGCAACGACCAATTTTGCGCCGCAGGCGGTTACGTGGACAAGTGACAACCCGCTCGTTACGGTGTCTGCGTCCGGCGTGGTTAAGGTTGACCCGACCGCAACCGGCACGGCGAACATCACTGCGACCTCTAAGTTCGATACCACAAAGAGCGGTCAGTGCGTGATTACCGTACAGTAAACTAATTCAATGTAAGTCAAAGCCCTCTGGTAACAGAGGGTTAAGACTTATATAAGAGGTGTATAATATTATGTACATTGTGCCAAACAGCACCGTATATATTTTAAGTGGTATTCCAATCAATAAGAACTATCAGCACACAATTTATTTTGATGATGCTAACGCGCAGTATAATTATTTTAAAAAGCATGTAAAAAAGACCTTTACGGGCGTTTCGTATCAGCGTGAAAAACGCGGGTGGATGCGTGTGGAGTGTTCCGCAGATGAATTGTATAATTGTAATTATATCATGTACCAGAACACCGCCTATAACAACAAGTGGTTTTACGCGTTTATTGACAGCGTAGAGTTTGTCAATAACGTCACATGTGAAGTAACATTCACCCTTGATGTTATGCAGACATGGTTTTTTGATTACACGTTACAAGCTTGTTTTGTTGACCGCGAACATGTTGCAGATGATACGATTTTCACCCACACAGTTCCCGAAAATATCGGTTATGGTGAACCTATTGTAAATAAAGTACAATGGGAAGACAACGTTTTGTTTTCACCAAAAGGCGTTATCTATACGGCTTCTGAACCGTCAAACGCACTTGGAAGTGAAACGAAGTCACAAACTAATGCTTACGGCGTTCCTTGTAATATGTATATTGGGTGTAGCAAGCAGGTTAAAACAAACGGACAAGTTACGGGTGTTGATAATATGGGTGTGATGAACGACCTTTCTTATTATCTTGCATCGGGAAAACAGTCTGCCCTACAGTCTGTTTATACTTTACCTGTGTTTATGTGTGATACAAATATTACAATTAGTGTAAATGGTGGACAGCCGCCAAAAGAACCCGCAGAACTTGGCATACACGTACTACGAAACACAGATGATATAAACGGGTATAAACCACGAAACAAAAAACTTTTCTGTTACCCTTATAACTTCTTGCGTCTTTCAAACCAAAGCGGAAGCGTACAAGATTACCGCTTTGAAGATTTTCAGCAAAGTGACGCAGACAAGTTAACAAATAGCGTTACTTTCAAAGCATACGGCACGGGTTTCAATAATCCTCAGGTTATTGTTGTACCGCAAAAGTACAAATTTAAGGACGAATTTATGGACGAAGCTGTCACTATTTCAGGCTATCCAATGTTGCCGTTTTTGGGTGACGCTCTCGCCGCATATTTGGCTTTAAATTCTAATACTTTAGTATATCAACGCTCAACACCTATTTACAATGCTGTTAGAGGTGCTGTGGGCGGTGTGACAAACGCGGCGGCGGGTATCGGTACAGGTGACATTGCATTAGCTTTGTCAGGCGCGGCTTCTGTTTTGGGTACAGGCGTAACTACAACTATAGACAGTATGCAAATTGAAGCGGAACAGTTAGCAAAGCAAGCGGACTTGGCAGAAGTTCCAGACACAGCATACGGGTTAAGTAATGCGACAAGCGTTACAGCGGCTACGGATAATTTAAGACCCACGTTCTACAGCATGTGTTGTAAAGCTGAGTATGCTAAAATCATTGACGGTTACTTTGACAGATGGGGTTATAAATGTAACGAAGTTAAAATTCCGAACCGTAATGTTCGCCCACACTGGACATATACCAGAACTAATGCTTGTACCATTAACGCGAATTGCCCCGGAGACGATGAAGAAATGATATGTAAAATTTATGATAACGGTATTACATTTTGGAAAAACGGCGATGAAGTCGGCAATTATACGCTTGACAATTCAATTTAAAAGAGGTGATTAAACATGGCAAGTAGCTTAAGGGCGAAGCATTACGGCGGTACGCAAGACCGCATGTTTTGGAGCACGGCTTTTGAAAACCGACTGAACAACGATTTGCACCTTGCAAGGCTCGTTGAACTTTCCGCGTCCATGTTTGACTGGACGGGTCTCCCCGAAACATGCGACGTGCGAACACTCGAACTTGCGCTTCTGGGTAACGGACGGGCGGTGTTCTTCAAGGACGATGCGCTCGACATGTACATGACACTCCCCGTAAACGTCAGTACAAGCGGCTACGACGTGTACGGACAGCCGTTACAGTTTACCGCACGTAGCCTGTATAACAACTACAGTTATCCATTGACGCAGGAAACAGGCGTGATGATTTACAACAATTATCTTCGCACACCGTCCCTGATGCAGTTGGTATCATTCGCGGACAGGCTCGGAAAGATTGATGAAATCATCGACATAAACGTCAACGCGCAGAAAACCCCAATTTTGATTTTGGCAGATGAAAGCAAACGCTTGACGATGAAAAACTTGTACATGAAGTATGACGGAAATCAGCCGTTTATTTTCGGTGACAAGAACTTATCTATCAATGACTTTACAGTATTAAAGACAGACGCGCCATACGTTGCAGACAAATTGTATGAAATCAAAACACAGATTTTCAACGAAGCTTTAACCTATCTTGGTATTTCAAACACGTCCTTTCAGAAGAAAGAGCGATTGATTACAGATGAAGTAACACGTAACATGGGCGGTACTATAGCCGCAAGATACAACCGCTTAAACGAGCGGCAAAAAGCGTGTGAAAAAATCAATAGTCTGTTTAATCTGAATGTATGGTGTGAGTACAAGGAAGACTATGATGACCGTCTGATTTTGGAAGATGCTGATGACGTGATGTATCAGAAGCAGACCGAAGAAAAGGAAAGAAAGGAAAAAGACAATGAGTAAATTTACAACAGAAGTTCGTTGGATTTGCGAAAGTTTTGTTCCTGAATTTAACTGGCAAGGTGAGTACGAACACAGCGGATATGGTGACGTTGAGAAAGCTTTGCAAGCAGGTTATGAACACATTTTCGATTTTGATTTTCCTATCTTCAAGGAAAGTTATCGTGAACACCTGTGCAAGCTTATCCTGCTCCACTATTACACGCGTGAAATAGCGTATGAAACGTATGCGCTATGGAAACTGCATCTTCGGGAACGGCTTGTCGCGATTATGCCGAAGTACAATATGCTGTACAAGCAAGAGGAACTTGCGAACCCGTTTGATAACATCAAACATACCACAGTGGGCGAAGATACTTCACACACTGTCGACAACGGCACGTCGCATGGCGAAAGTCAGAGCACAGGTTGGAACAAGTTTAACGAAACTCCGCAAGGTGGTATTGAGGGCTTGGACACAGATAAGTATCTGACAAGCGCGACAAAGACAACAAGCGAAGCATCAACCGACGGCACAGCGCAAAGTACACAGGACGGTAAACGCAACACAGAGTATACTTATACAGGTCGTAGCAGTGGAGACGCGTATTTCTCTGAAATGACTAAAATGTATAAGAACTATGAAAGTGTTGACAATATGGTATTGCACGAACTGGAAGATTTGTTTTTCGGTTTGTGGGAATAAAGAAAGGTGGTAAAGTATGCCGAACGATAACAAATTCACACCCGCTAACTTTGACCCAATTTTGAAAAAGTATGACGGCATCCCGTATCTGCGCTTTTGGTGTCAGAAAGTTCTCCCCGCTGTCTATGACCAGAGTTTGAGTTATTATGAGGTGCTGTGCAAGCTTGCGGCGTTCCTTAACAAAATGCTTGAGGAACTTGAGAAGATGCAGGATAACATTGACGCTTTGCATAAAGCCTATAAAGACTTGCAAGACTGGGTTAACGCGGAAATCGCAAGGTTTGAAGCGCACATGGAACAGCACTTTGACGACTTGACGAAAGAACTTTGGAATAAATTTGAACAGTATAAGAACGATACGAACACTACTTTACAGCAGTGGTTTAATGAGTACGCTACAAATACTACAAATAATTTAAACAAAAAATTCAATGAATTTGTAACCAATGCTAATACGCGCATTGACCAGATGTTCAACACGTACACCACGAACACCAACAACGACTTCAATACGTGGAAAACTGATTTTACCAACCAGTACAACCAGTGGAAAGCCGACGTTGACGGGCAGATTACGAACATCAATTCCAATATACATTCTTTGACTACACGTGTACAGGCTCTCGAGAATATGGTTAAAACATATCCTAAGTTTGATTATAAGTCTTTCACACTGACAGGCACACATTATTATAGAAAGGCTATTTTGGATATGCTTTCTTTCCCGTCCTCTGCTGATACCACTGTTATTTGTTACGGTGTTATGCGTGTGTATGGGCAAGATAGCTCCGTTGCCGTGTCGGGTAACTGGCGCGAAAGACTTGTAACACCCGATAACTTTAAAGAGAACCTGACAGCATTGTTAGGGGGTACCAATCAAAACACCTTTAAGTTTGAACTGATGCCGAGAACGTCTTATGTTTCTGATTCTGGGGACGAAAATAACGGCGCTCCTACAAATGACAAACTTATTACGGGTTTGCTTTGGGCACCGGGTCCCGGTGACAATAGCGGTTTTGGAAGCGCACAGCTGTTCTTTAAAAACAACGGGTCGGTTGGTTTCGTGTCTGATAACTCAATGCTATTTTCGGCTATTGCGTCGCAACAGATCAACCCGCCCGTGTGGGGACACGAGTCTGGAGAATGGACGCTATAAATAATATATAATAACATTGGCTCGAGTACCGTAGTGGTGTTCGAGCCTTGTTTTATTTGTGTTCGTTTTTAACCTCACAATATTTTTGTATAATCAACTTTTCGGCTTGCTTTAGGGCGCTTGCTTGATGATCAAGCCATGTTCCGAAACCTACAGGTTGTTTTGCCCCAGCGTGTAAACGCTTTAAGGTTGTAGGACTGCAAGTACGCCCCGCTATGCTGTAGCTGTCTGCAAGCGCCTTGCCGCAATAGCTGTATTCAATCCAGTTTAGGCAACCGTCAAGCAATTCGGTATGGAGTTCGGACAACGTGTCCGGCGCTTCTGCGTCACCTAATCGGTTTAAAATGTCTATTGCGTATAGCTTCACGGCGCTTCGGTATGCGCCGCGCGGGGTTGTTTCATTTACTTTCTTGCGTATCTCGATGTAATTCAAGTGCTTCACGCTCCCTTATCGTATCGTACAAGTAACGCCATGCGTTAAAATGTCATTACATAACGCATAGGCTTTGCACTCTCTGTCACAAAATAGGCTATATTCGCATTTGTAACGCTCAAAAATTTTGTCCTGTGCCATTGACAAGCCATATGCAAGGTCATTTAGTTGTTCCGTAGTGTAATCGCGGGCTCTAATTGTTATCATCTTTCAATTCTCCTTTCGCGTCGTATCGGTTTATCTCGTACTGTATAAACTTTAGCAAGTGATTTGTTAATTCGCAATGTAAGCGCATTCGCATTTATCACACTCGATAATGATACAGCTACGAGTTTCATATATTATCTTTTGTGTTTGGTATACATAATGCCGCAATGCTTGCAAGTCCATATACGTCATAACTTCCACCACCTTTCTACTGTCTTTAACAACTTGTAAATATGCCAACGTCATACA